TGACGGAGATTACACCGCAAACTTCCGTGGTGTATCCATTAACATCCCTGGTGGCGGAGGAGAAACCTTCGCAATCGATGAGGGGGATAATTACATCTTGGCTATCGATACAGCAGGTGCATACAAACTGTATGAATACACCGTTGGAGCTACTACTACTGTTAATAGCATAACCTTAACCGAAAAAACTGACACCTTGGTTGCGACCAAGACTGACAACGTATTCGCACAAGGTTCCTTATTCGTTCAAGCTAATTCGATCGGAACTCCTATCGGATACGCACTTGCGATGGGTAAAGACGCTATGTACTTCGCTAAAGGCAAGATCTACGGTGAGCAAATCTTCCATTACGACGACTTCGCCAACTCCGGAAACGAAGCTCATTTGAGCGCTGTTGGTGTTCAGTCCGTCTACGGTATGGCTGCTCGCAAGGACACACGTGGTCGCGTTCCTTCCGTACAACTCATCGAAGTTGTTCGTCAGGTTCCTGGCTTATCGTTGACCCAAGCGTAAGTTCTATGCCGGCTAGGATTTCTACAATCCAACCCTAAAACTTGGCCCCCCGTCCTGAATATTGGGCGGGGGGCTTTTTATATAACAAATAAAGTCATGAAAATTATAATTATTGGTAAGAGAGATCAAATGGGCACGACACCATCCATTCGCGTAAAAGGAATGAGCCAGGTGCGATACAATTTTATATGGGATAAGGAAATTAGGCATTATGCCTATGAGCCTAAGAATCAAAAAGAGGTAGATGATATCTTTCGGACTCAGGGAAGACTTTACAAAACCATGTTCTTTTCCGTTTGGCTTGCTCCCGAGACCGAGCCGGAAATTCCGGAAGCTAGACTCGTAAAAGAAGGAATGATCAAGCAATCATTGGCAGAGGCAGAGGTCGCAAGCACAAAGCCAAAGGCCAAAGGTCGCAAGAAGCAACCGGTAGAGAAAGAAATACAGCCTGCGTAATATGTTACAATGGCCGCCATTACATATTTAGATCTAAAAGATCAGCTTGCGTCCATGCTGGGTGCGAGCGAAGTTTCTGATCTTCCACCTATTGACCAGAAGCGTGTTGGTATGTGCATTAACCAAGCATACCGCGAATGCTATCTTCCAATTGATGGGAAGCGTCCAATGTGGGCACAGAAACGATTCGAAGTATCCTTTCCAGAAGGTGTTCCTGGGGTAGAACTATCATCAAATATTGTATCTGTTGATAAGATTCCTGAGCTCTTAGGAGAGGGACCACTCTCTCCAATGAAAGGACCGGAGGATGAGATCCGTGCGCGTGCTATATTTAGCTGGGACTTTCGAGCACCAAGCGGAAGAGGATTAAACTTTCCACAATTTAAAGATAATGAACCCGAGGTCGGTCGTCCAATCTGGTACTATTTAGATAGCCGAAATCAGGGAGAGGATGGAAAAGTAATCCCTCGATTATATCTCTATCCAATTCCTGATAAAGCATATGAGGTTGAATTCTTTGCTAATGTTCTACCTTCCGAGCTTGAACTAGATACCGATGAACCACGCATGCCCTCTGATACCGTATGGGATATATTATTTCCTATCGCACAGGCTAAGATGCTCGCGGATCCAAGGTACAATGGAGATAACCGGGAAGTCTTAATGCGAATAGGGGAGGAAGCTAGAAAAAGACTTAGGACTTTGGTCTCACCTCAAAAGCATAAAGGTTCTCTTCGTTTAACCAAGCGTCCGGGCTGGTAAGTATATGAGCAGAGACCTGACAATCAGGCTGCTCGGCCGTCCGCAGGTATCTTCTGATAAGCGTACCGGGTTTAGCAAAGTATCTCGTCGCTATGTCGTCCAAGGCCCACGGGCTACACTTGCTGGTATTGTTGATTCTACAAACCCGTTGTTCTTACCTTATGGAAGTACGGACGAAGAATTTACGGATTACTATTTAATCGAGCAGACTCTCGCTCCTGCGAGCGGCACGCTTGATAAGGCATATCTTGTTCGCGAATTTTTACAGATTAGCACAAGCGCGATTCAAGAGGCGTATACACAGACCAATGATTTAATCCGTGTGCGCAAACGCTTCGCTGTTCTTCGTAATAATGATACGGCTCTCGGATATGGAACATTGTGGGCTAAACACCCTAGCCAAGCTAGTACATATGCGGAAGATCCCTGGGAGTATGCACCCGCATGGATAAGATCCGCTACTCCAGGATCTAAGAATTATAATGTCGATAATGCGGATACTGATCACGGATTTGGTACCGATATCCCGCAGGTCGGATCCGGAAGCCTTGGAACATTTGCCGGAGCTATTGCGAGCTCAGGGAATTGGATGGAAGGATATTCTGTAATGACCCAAGCTGGTTCCGGACTAGATGTATGGACGGTCGAATGGGTAACCCATGCCGCACCATACTGGATTCTCGGTACTGGGAGCGGGAATAGGAGTAGAACTTCTTCGGTTAATGTTGTAGGCTTTGACGGTAACGGCTTGTACACCTCGGAATCCCTAGCATCTTCTGGAAGTGTTTCTTACACGACTCGGGCAATGACATATAACTTTTTTGTGCGGGCTAATTCGATTCCATCGAATCTCGCGGAGATTGGTGGTGGATCTGCATCTGTATCTTTTAGCCCAACCGTCAGCTATGATTACGCCGTTACAGATAAAGAAGATAAAACAACTTACTTTAGAAACATTATTAAAAATAGCGTTTGGGGCGGAAACAATTCTTTGTCTATTGACGGTAAGAATGTTGGCTCTGTTTCTGGAAACTCCTTAATTCTTGACTTTACTGCGGAGCCCTCTGGTAAAGCCGGTTCTGATGGAGTGATACCTTTTAAAGACTCCGATCTCGCAAACTTTAGAGGCGCTCTCGTTAAATCTATAAAAGGAAACATCTCTTGGACTATGACCAAAGCAGGCTATAGCTGGTCCTCCAGCTCAGGTACTTTCGGCCAAACAAAAACATCAATAACTCCTCTATTTTCAAAAGGATCTGAGAAGATCTGGAAGGTAGCCATTACATATGTTGGAGGATGATCAAAAGTTTGAAGAGCTCGAATCTAAGCTCGCAGCTTTAAGCTCGCAGGTCGAAGACCTTGAGCAAGAGACCGAAGTCGATCCGTTCTTCGAGGACGATGTTCGTAGGGTAATAGACGATTTTAAAAGCCGTGAGCTCGCAGGTCTTGAGTCGGAGGACGAAGATTTTGATGATGATGAGGACTCTAGCTCGGATGATTTTATAAGCGTTCAGACTACAGCAGGTCCAAGCTTTAAAACTCATTGGATTGCTCCGACATCCTGCAATAATATGACCCGCGACCTTGCCCGCGATGCCTTTGTCCAGGGAGCAGCAGATAGGTATGGTACCAGCCAGCAAGTAAACAACGGAGATGTTCTTATTTTACTATGCCGCGAACCTGTAGCCGAAGAGCCGGAAGAGGGTAGCGAGGCCGAGGAGCCGGAGCCCCCCAAGAAAATATGTAGATATGTTGGGTTGGCTTATAATACATTAGTTCATCCAGCCTCTGCTGAGCCACCTAGCGAGACCGAAGAACTAATTTCTGCACCGGTTGGAAACTATGAAATATTTGTATGGAGCTCATGCGAATGCTCGGATGAGCCTGCAGAAACCGTTGTTCTCCCCTCCATATTTGAAGCATCTACCGGGTCAACATCCAATGGAAACTATGCGAGCATTGGAAGTGACGAATCTCCAGACATGTCAAACGCTGACGGGTTATTGACTGAAGCTTCTCTAAGAAAAAGCAAAGATACAAGCAGTTCTAATTTAGCCAAAGGACTGTCTAACACGCTATCTAAAAACGCTGCCGGCTACAAAGCTCAGCTTGTACAGCTATCCCAAGAGCTTAGCAGATACCATCTAGATCAAAAAAAGAATCTGCTGAATTTTGAAGCTGATAAGAAAAATCTAAACTCTCATGGATTTGGTTCGGATCTTTTTGTATCCAAAAATCTAGAGCTTTCGAACGGAGAGTGCGGTAATCTTGAAACTGTAAGTATATCAGGAGAAACCTTTGACTTAGCTTTGCTTAAAGAAGGTACTCCTAGCTTAGGTTCGACTTTTCTTTCAACAGCAAAAATTAGCTTAGGTACTGCCGTAAGTATTGGCGGAACATTTAATTTAGATGTCTACGACACTAATCCAGTATCGTTAGGCCAAGATTTGAAATTTGAGACAGGAAGCACAGTATTCCTTCCGGTTATTACAGAGAAGAATGCGGATAAAATTGCTGATACTGATACTATAGATTCGCAGGCGTTTAGCTTAACAGGTGCTACTGTTACTTCGGATAGCTCTGGCGTAACTGTGTCTATCGGTACATCGGCTAGCACGTTTACTGCAAACTACTCCTCGGGTTTACTAACGCACAAAGGCTCTACAACTACCAACTCTGGCAGTATTAATTTTAATATTCCATCCGTAGAAGTTTCAATATCCGACCTTGTTGATTTAACAAATACCGCGGAGATATCCCCATATCCGATTACATCACTATCTAATGTTAGAGCAGATTCTGGTACTTATTCTGTATCTCTTTATAATATTCCATTACTTGCCAATCTATCGAAGGTGCGATCAAATTTTGCGGGTGGGCTGTATCGAGATTCTACAGCTATTGAGGGTTTAGACGGGGTTAGTTTAGGTAGTATAAATATTCCTAGCGGAACGACCGATCCCGGAGTTCCATCCTCTTCGGATCTTAATATATCAGCTAGCAAATCATCAGCCAGTGGGGGAGGGGTCGATGTAAGCCTCGGACTGGTCTGGATTGGAAATAGTTCAAAATATGATCATGGATTGTTTAAGGGTAATACGGCTGATAAAAATAACTCCGCATCTGACTCATTTAATATTCAATTCAATGATCTAGCTACTCCTGGAAATCTTGGATCTGCAGGATCTTATATTAAAGAGCTACAAAATTTAGAGGGGTCAGGAGATTATAATAGCAATGGCGGGATTGATTTAAGTCTTGAATTTACATCTCTTAAAAGTCAGCTGAATTTTATTGATAAAGGATTTTTCAATAATGAGACAACTGTCTCAACTGGATCCGGATCTTGGTCAGTATCCATTTCGCCAATGTCAATTGGTACCTTTCCAGATCTTGGAGAAGAAAGATCAGATGCATTAATTTCTAATATATCAGGTCTTAGTTCTTCAATAGATTCGAGCCATAGCAATTCTGGAGATACTAAAATAAATCTTACTGGAAGCTTACAAAATACAAACTATACATTTACTAAAGGGCTGCTTACTGGTGCTACTGTTTCTAATGCCTCTAGCGTATCTTTAGGCAGTATAATAGTTCCCAAACCTGCTGGAACAAGCGATGACCACACGCCCGAACTTTTTAAAACATCAGTAAACTCGGGGGCTGCGAGCTCATTCTACCAAAAAAGCGTCTCTATATTTTCCAGCAACGAGGCACTGATTAATTTTACGGACGGTCTGGCCGTGTCGCTTTCTAACCCCTCGTATACCGCAGGCGGTTCTCTAAGTATTGATGCTTCGAATTATAATACTACGCATACTGAAAGGGTTATAGCTTCAATAGATATTCGATCTGACTATGCCGTAGTTTATAGCTCCGAAGAACTTGGCGAGGCTAGATATTATATTGATTATACTTACAAAGACATAACAACTACCGTTCAAAACGGTCTGGTTACAGATATAACTGAAACTGGCTTAACTCCTGAAACACAAGGGCCTATTATTGTTCCTGCAACTCCTCTAAAATATTCTTGCGACGATACTCTTGGCTGTCAGCCAGATCCTTTGGGAGAATTTGATGAGCCTACTTGCGGGGATTCTTGTACCTCTACCTCTGGTCCTATTCTTACTTTTAGACCGAGGACTATATACCGTTTAGATCCACAGTTTAGAATATCGGAGCCACGCTGCGGAATTATAGAAATACATACCCGAGTTGACGCGCCTGTGGGTGATATTACACATCCTGCAGGTCCGGGCACTCATGTTTATACTTCTGAGGGCTCATCCGCCACAAACACTCTTGAAAAAAGAGCGGATGGTAAAACATACTTCAAAGGTCTTCTTTTAAATGAAGTAAGCGAATTTGCGTATTACTCGTCAAAATCTTGTTAATGGATGAATGAATTAGACTCTATAACTTTAAATGTTGGTAATCTCTATAAGGATAAACCAAAAACATTGCCCGGATTTACTACATATGTAGACGGTTCTGTCGATACGAGCACACCGGGTACTTACACTCTTACCTATACACTAATAAAGACGGACCCTGCCTTTGAGACGGAATCTTATTTTAGAGAGGTAACTGTTCAGGAGGTCGCTCCTATCGATCATCCCGCTCCTGAAATCACATTAATTGGCGATGCGTTTTATAATATAGATATTGGCGAGCCCTGGACTGACCCTGGAGCTACCGCTAGCGTGGAAACAAGCCCGGGTGTTTTCGAAGACGTGACTGTTTATAGTTTTTCATCCGTAGATATTTGGCCGAACGCTGAGGCCGGTACTTACCAAGTTGTATATTACGCAATAAGCTCAAACAATAAAATCGGGTTTGCTATGCGCACGGTAAAAGTAGGTGTTACACATCGGGACCTTGCTGGCGATTTAGTAGCTCCTGGATTTACATTAGACGGTTGTGAGAAATTCTTCGTTGAATATCCTAGCGGTACAACAAAGCCCATATATGTAGGCTCCGAATATTCGGGTGTGGGAAATCATATAATTAAGGATGAGGGATTTACTTTGGAGGATCCTGACGATCCTACATTTACAAGAATGTCTATAATTGTAGAGGATACATCTAATGAAACTTGCACACGCAATTATCCTGACAAAGCCTCTTGTGAGCTTGCTGGTGGTACATGGGGTTATGAGTCAACTTTTCCTGAACTCGATGAAGTTTATATGGAAGCAGACGATGTGGAGACACGCACATATAATATAAATTATACCATCAATGATATACATGGAAATGTAAGAACTCGGGTAAGAACCGTCGTTATGCTTGCAGAAGGCGTTCAGGCAGATGAGCTTGAAGACCAAATCGCTTACGGGTGCCTACTTAATGATGATAACGCAGACATCGGAGATGTTTTGCAAGATGAAGACACTACGAACGACCCGCATGACAGCACGGATGAACCGACCATACCCGATGACGATATTTCTCAAGATACATTAAATGTCATGTGTGCGGGAGACACCGCATTTTTTGGAGGTGTTCCGCACTCAACACGCTTGCCTCACCCTAATGAAATCCCGGAAACCATAATTGAAACACGTTATGCATCTGAAACTGTTCAAGGGTGGGCTACACTATTTACAAATACTTACGAAATTCTCATGCCGGATGGCTCTTCAAAAGAAGTAAAATCAAAAGGAACGGTGATATGGAGATTACATAAAATACATAATCGTAACTTAGTTACCTATTCCACTGGTCTGAGTGGTTTTGGTGGAGCTAGTTCAAGTAATACTATTTTCTCTTCTTTTCACATAAACTCTGACGGCGACGATGTTTTTTATGGTAGGTGGGGTACTCACATTTTTTCAGACCCTCCAGGATGGGGTAATTCTGTCAGGCAAAAATCAGTTTCCTGGTCCGGTGGTAGAGTACTCCCTGCCCCGGCTTCTTTTACAGAAGTAACAAGTGATTCAAACAGTGCCTGGCTTACTAAAGTTCAGGAAAGTAATGTTGCTGATACATACATATTTAACGACCCTAATCGATTAACTCTGAGTAACGGGGGGTGGGCAAACAGTAATCCTTTTTTTAGAGGTATTGATAATGCCGTTGCGGCTGGTGGTCCGAGCGAAGTAGGAGACGTATTAAGTTTGCACTGGCATAACTTTAGCGGTGGTAGAAATGTCGCAGAGTATTGCAATTTTACTTGGACAGCGCCGGAACCACCGGCACCAGTCGGACCTACTCTCAATTTATACTGCGACTTTCCCATCGAGACAAACCCGGGAACTTCTTCGCCTTCAAGCGGATATGTGGTCCCACATACATTGCATGAGACTGAGTGGACGGAGGAACCTTGCTACCAAAACAACGCGTGCTCACTAGTTATGCGAAATGCGCGGCTTGATAATATTGATATTAAAGAGAACTGGGTTTTAAAAACAGTGTCGGACACCGAGGCTGTATATCAGCACTCTTCTAACGGTACCTTGAGAAGTATGACAAACAGCGGGTCGAACAGTGTTACATTTACCGGTATGCACGCTACATACACATTTTCTAGCTGGGAGTACGGTAATAATGGCCCCGGTAGCCATAAATGGATGACTAATTTTACAAGCCCTGTATCGTCTGGAAGTAAAAATATCAGCCTTACTACAACCTGGTCTCCAGAATTCTACAATCCATGGACCAATCAGGGAGCATTGGGCGTAACAAGGATAGGTACAATTAATAATTGTGTCTAATGCCAAGCGATTGCTACACAATGAGAAAGCGGGGAGTATAAGGCGGTGAGGTTTTTCCGGATACCATCCTTCACCGGGATCGAAGCGCATCGCGATGACGCCGATCGCGGCTCCCTTCGTTTAGTCGAGGGTTGCTTACCGCACGGGCCGGGCGGTTTGCGTAGCGGTCCTGTGTGGAACAAAATCGGCGATGTTCAATATGTCGCGGATGGTGACCAAAATAAAATATCTTCCGCAGATGATGGATTAGGAAATTCTATAGTCTTTGTATCCCGACAGAACGAAGTTCACGATATAGCACTATTAACCACTGAACATACCGAGCTAGAATCTTTCACAGAGCAGGAAGAATTTACATTTGAAGATCCATCGCTTTATACCGCTGGTCCTGCAAATATTACTCCAATAGGTAATAAACTTTACGCCGTCGGAGATGGGAGTAATGAATCAATATTTGTAGGTAAAGGCCCGGACGATACTTTTGAAGTTTTTCCAGACGAAAGTTTATACAGTCAAGAATGGTCAAGGTTTCCAAAATGTCAGTTCTTTGTTCAAGGACCTAAGAAAACAATCTTTGCAGCAGGCAATCCAGATAAACCATTAACCGTATACATATCAGAACCTGCAGGCCTAACCTCTCCGTATCGAGATACTCCTTACAGTACTGAGGATACAACTTATAACCGGGGCGTACTTTCGACCGTCGACATTTTAGGTTCGAATGCGAGCAAAATAACAGCACTCTCAACCCGTGGAGATCAAGTAGTAGTCCATACGGACAAAGGATGTCATCTTCTCTACGCACCCGCTCCAGACCAAGCAAATACTGGATATCGTGTTGAACAAGCACCAGCGACTAATTTCTCAGCAGCTGTAAATTCAAAAGTTGTTTCCCGAGCATCTGGATCATTGACATATTGGGTAGGGCACGACGGCCAAGTTTACAAGGATGAGGCCGCAAGTCGTGGGTCGGAGGACTTAAGAAGCCGGGCGGATGAAGACCAAGCAAACTGGAAAAGTAAGGGCGTATGGGAAGATGAATTACCTACAGACCTAACTAAATCTTTTGCTGTATACTCCCCACAGACCGGGATGTACTGGTTCTTTGTAGAGTCCGAGGAAAAAAAAACTTTTGATCTAATTCCAAGAACCCCGTTGAGGGGGCCTAGGAATTTAATAGCTCGTATACTAGCCCCGTTTTTCGGACCAACAAACCTAGAGGCAGTAATCCTTCCGCCAGAGGTTGGGCCCACAAATTTAGAGGCTGAAGTTCTTCCGCCAGAAGTTGGACCAACAAACCTAGAGGCTATAATTCTTCCGCCAGAAGTTGGGCCTACAAACTTAGAGACTGAAGTTCTTCTGCCAGAGTCTGGGCCCACAAATTTAGATGCAGAAGTTTTACCACCAACTGAAGGGCCCACAAATTTAGAGGCTGAAGTTCTTCTGCCAGAGTCTGGGCCTACAAATCTAGATGCAGAAGTTTTACCTCCAGAAGTTGGACCTACAAATCTAAAAGCTATAATTCTCCCTCCACCTGAAGTTGGACCTACAAATCTAGAGGCAGTAATTCTCCCGCCAGAGGTTGGACCTACAAACCTAAAAGCTATAATTCTACCACCAGAAGTTGGACCTACAAATCTAAAAGCTATAATTCTACCACCTGAAGTTGGACCTACCAATTTAGACGCAGAAGTTTTACCTCCAGAGGTTGGACCTACCAATTTAGAGGCAGTAATTCTCCCGCCAGAAGTCGGACCTACAAACCTAGAGGCAGTAATTCTCCCGCCAACTGAAGGTCCTACAAATTTAGATGCAGAAGTTTTACCGCCAGAGGTTGGACCTACAAATTTAGACGCAGAAGTTTTACCTCCAGAGGTTGGACCTACCAATTTAGAGGCAGTAATTCTCCCGCCAACTGAAGGTCCTACCAATTTAGATGCAGTAATTCTCCCGCCAACTGAAGGTCCTACAAATTTAGAAGCTATAATTCTCCCTCCAGAAGTCGGACCTACAAATTTAGATGCGCTAGTACTTCCGCCGCAAGTCGGGCCAACTAATTTGCAGGCTGTTGAACTACTAGGTCCTTTCTCCGCTAAGGTTGAAAATGTTGTCGGGGGCTGGAATTTAACCGGGTACTCTTCCGTAAAAAATACAGGTAACTGGACATCGTTTTTAAATTCCTACAATTTAAACAGTAACACTGGAACACCTGTGACTTTAAGTGTTCGGGCAGAAGTTGACAGCCAATTCGTTGACGCACATTTCCATAAAATATACATACCGGAAGAGGTTATATTTAATCCCGATATCGATGATCCTTACTGGGATTCTGTAAACCGTTGGTACTATAAATCTGAGGTTGACGGTTTAACATATAATCAAGATGCAACTGTTCAAATAATATGGGGTGCATCACCTGTAGCACCGTACCTCGGGCCAACAAATTTACAAGCTTCTATACCCGACGATTTTACCCCTGATCCAGAAAGTTTATATATTGTCGTAGAAATATCTGAAGAGGGTACAAACCTTGATGACTTCAACGGTTGGCAAAGTGATGAGCTCGGATACAGCGATCCTGGAGGTTTACTCACAGTTGAAGAAACTAGATACTTTGGGACTACGAGCGAAAAATCCGGAGTAAAACACAATGTCGGAGCTCAAAGAATAGAAATCGGAGGGAGGAACGGGCATGTTAATTCCGTATATCATCCAGGAATTCTTGTAAGGAATGATAACGGATATTTTATGAATGGATCCGCTTACACCATGTCCGCTGTGGCTAATGAAGGTTGGTCGTTTACGGGCTGGGTTATTAAGCACCTAAACACTACTCCAGAGTCTGAAAGGCTTGGTACTGCTGCGGGCGAAGTGCAAATTGTTAGTGGTGCTTTAGACAACCCTACAGATCTCACTCTTTTAGTAACTGACCATACAAACTATATAACCGTAAAAGCTGAATTTATTGACCGCGCCCCCGACGCTGATGAAGTGCCCGATCCCGGAAACAAATATAACTTAGAAAATTGCGAGTGTGTAAGCGATAGCGGGTCTGGATTGGGAGACTTTGACACGCTCCAGGAGTGCGAAGATTGGAAAGCAGCAGCTACTTTTAACTGTATAGGCGGGGAGTGTGTAGAAGATGATATGCAAATGGGTACATATTCAAGCTGCGCAGATTGCCAAGCAGCTTGCGGATCCGGCGGGTCTGATCCATGCGATGATACTGCAGGTATTTATGACTACTCCCCCGACAATAATACATGCTGGGAAAGCATGGAACCTTCAAGCATGCAGTACACTGAGTGCGACTGCGTAAACCTAGGAGCCACCATTGTATAATGAACGAAGATAAAAAAACTATAAAACCAGAGGAGCCCGAGAAATCAAAAGGTCTTGGAGACTCGATTAAAAAAGTAACCGACAAGCTTGGTATAAAACAGTGCGGAGGTTGTAAGCGTAGGCAGGCAACTCTTAACAAATACTTCCCCTACAAATAATGAGCGATTCAATTGAAGCCGCGGCTAAGCCGTCAAAATATAAAGCCTACTGTTTTACCGAACGGAGTAGTTCACTCGCAGGGCCATTTCCGCTCGATGTCACCGCGCTCGCTATCAAGGACAACTCCTCAGAGGTTTACTGTATTTCAGAGGATAAAGAGATTCTTAAATCTGATCTCTTAGATTTAAACGATCCGGTATTTCAAAAAGTATCAGACCCTATAGATACAACCGCTAATTTTGATCCTTATACACAGACAGGAATTGTAGCCAATAAAGAGGGTTCGTTTTTATACCGAGGGAAATATCTACCCAGTCCATTTACAGATGCAAGCGTAGGGAAGGGCACCATATCGGATCCTTTATGGTTTAAAGACTGCTACCTTTCGATTGCAGAAACAAACTGGATGCATTTCGGATCTGAATCTGCGGAGAAAGAGGTTTATCGAATAGACCTTTCGTTCCATACAAATTCAATCGGACATGCTTGGCTATATATTCAAAACGATTCAGGTAAAGTATCCGGGCAGTACAAAGGACCGATCAAAGAGATCGTAAAAGTATTTACCAATCTGCGAGGCCGAAGATTTAAACTTAAACTATTTGTAGCAACCCATGAAAATTATCCATGGGCGATGCGCGAAATGGCAGTTGGTTACAACATAGGAAAATCGTTCTAGCGATGCACAATGTCCAACGCGAGGTCTATTGGATTGTCGTGATGGTCATGTTCTTCCTGGAGCGCGAAGCAATCCTAGACATTATGTTCATGCTCATAAAGCTGGCCATAATTTGGTCAGGCAGCCCATAACGCTTTGATCTTATCGTTAGCCATGACATCGGCGTAACTATCGTTAGTCGTACTTGCATCTGCATGTCTCAGGAACTTTTGAGATATGTAAATTCCTTCAGTAGTAGCTACATAAGACCCAAACAATTTTCTTAATTCGTGCAAGGGACTGGATCGCTCCCATCCAATTGATCGAAGCTTTTTAATTAAATCGTCAAAGAGTACCCGTCCATAATCCGCTCGGGTAGTAATTAATAAATCATCGCCCGACGCTTTATTCAAAATCGATTTAGCGATCACCTTGCTTCCAAGAGTAAAACCTTCGTGCCCACCTTTCGGCCTGAAGTCTCTATCCGCAGCCACAGTAATGCGAGCCCGATCACCGTCTAAATCAAACCATTCTCGACGACAATGAAATGCTTCGTTTCTACGCAACCCGAAATGTAAGCTCAATCCAAGCATCGTAAATATGTCGCCCTCTGACTCGGCAAACAAAGTAAATGTTTTTTCAATCAGATCTTCAGCTGGTAGATGGTACTGCTTTTTTAGTTTCTTGTAGAACTCTTCAGATCTAATCGCTTCAACGAATGCCATATCATAATCTTTGAATATACGAGGCCGGGCAAAGATAGCCTTAACCTGACGCATGAGACTATTGACCGTTCGCTTACGACTTGCGATCTTTGACTCATCCCTAATGCCCGACAGCGCTTGGTTTTTATACTGCCTAATAAAATCCTCGTCGATTAGGGACAGATCAAAACTGTCGTCCGGAACTTTTCCGATGACTTGTTTAATCAACCGAGTAATCGCCTGTCTATATCCGGTCAATGTCGTATCGGTAATTCCTGCGGATACTTGATTCATCGCTAGGGCCTCAAGACATTGGCCTAAGGTCGGAGGTTTTGGCTTGGTCAATGCGAATGCTTTTTTATTAAACATCGCTTGCACATCCCGAAACGGGTGAAGTATTAAATGTGCTCGTATCTGATCGGCCA